TTTGTAATCTTTCAATATCTTGAGTTAATTTTAATATTTCTTGCGTTTTCTTTTGATCTTGGTCTAGTTGAGCGAGGCGAGTAGTTTTTTCAATTTCACTTAATCCAATAACATCTTTTTGCATTTGTAAACGTTTTTCTGCCTGAGTTGATATTAATGCTTGAGTTTCAAATTGATTTCTTAATGATTGTTCAACACTTGCTTGTTGATTTAATTGTTTTTGAGTATCTGGAAGTACAGTTGAATTTTTTACTTTTTCTGCTGTTTTTGCCGCTTGATCACCTTGTTCTTTTAATTTTTCTTTATTTTTATCAGAATAAATTGACCATAATTCATATGCTGTTGCGGCTGCCGTAATTGCAAGAGCGATTGGTCCTAAATTTGCCATTACAAATTTAATTGCTGTTCCAAATGCTGTTGTTGCTGTTGCGGCAGTTGCGGCTGCGCCTGCCTCTGCTTGTAATGCTGTGGCTGCTAATGCACTTGCACCTGCTAATTCTGCTTCTGCTATTGCAAGTATACGAGTGTTAAAAAGAACAACACGTTTTGCAGCCGCGTTTTCTATGGCACTAACAGTATTTTTATCTGCCGCCATTGATTCAGCAATAGTAGATTCTGCTAATAAAATACTTGCTTTTAATGATTCAACTTTTGCTCTTAATTCAATTGCACGTGCGCCTGCATTTTCAATTAATGCGGCACTATTTGCACTAAGTGCAACAGTTTCAGCAACTTCTTCTGTTGTTGTAATGCCAATCATTGTAGCAAGAGTTTTATATGCGTTAATTACTGTTGTTAATCCAGAAATAATTAATGAGCCAGCAATGGCTGCCATTGCTATTGCCAAACCCTCAGCCGCTACTTTTGCATTATCTCCTCCTTCAATCATTCTATTAAACACTTCAACAATAGGTGTTAATAAAGTCATAAATTCACGTTTAATATCTCTGGCAGATTGTTCAAGCATTTTCATTGATTTGTCAAATTCTTCAACGCCATGAGCAGCCTCACCCATTTTACCATTTGCACGTTCTAATCCTGCAACAAAATCACCCCAGGGAACTCCCTTTGCCCCTTTACCAAGAATTTCCATTGCCGCCGCAATTGATTTGGCTGAACCCTTACTATCTTCCATTGCCTTACCAATTTTTAGCATTACTTCATCCATGCTTAATGTTTTTAAGTCATGAAAAGAAATACCTAATTCTTCAAAAGCATTTGTTACTTTTAAACTGCCATCAGCAGCTTCTATTGCCTTCTGATTTAAACTGGTCATCATTCGTGTCATTGCATCACCATCACGACCTGCTTTAGAAAAGCCTGCTTGTAATTCTAAAACACTTTCAATTGATAATCCAAATGCTTCACTAAGGTCTTTTGTTTGTGCGGCACTTTCAGCAATTTTATGAATGAATTCAGCCATTCCAATTCCAGCAATAGCAACAGCAAACTTTTCAGCACCTGTTCTCATTAATTCAAATTTTTCATTAACATGAGTCATTGACTCACCTAGTTTTTGATTTAATACTGTTAAGTTTTTAACGTCTTGGTCACCCTTAACTTGAATATTAACTGTATAATTGTCTATTGTTGCCATACTCTTACCTTATTTTATTATTATACCAGTTTTATTATAAACATACTGGCGTAGTGCTTCTATTGTTGGCTTAGTCATACCTTGTGGTGCTTGAGTACTTCCTCTCATCTGACCATCTCTTACACCTCTACCCTTATCCAAAACTTCAGCATAGGGATAATTTGCAACAATTGATTTTTGAATCTTCTTAGTATTTCTTTTTGCATTACCTGTTTTTTCAGGAGTTTTATTAACAAACTCATTATAAGCGACAGTGGCAAGTTGATCACTATTTAAAATAGTTAACATTTTGTTTAATCTATCGCTTATCTTACTCATTTTCTAGCCTTGTTTAAAATATCCTGTAATTCATCTACGCTATATGCATCATCCATTGGCATAACTTCTCCTCTGGCTTTATATGATTCATACTTGTCATACGTGGCAAGAACATCAACAACCATTAAATCAAATGTAGTTGCTTTTAACGCAACTTCACTTGGTAACATGCCATATTCTTTTGCTAATCTCCCAATAGTGATTAATTTTGCGCTTTGCCAGTTGTTTGGGTTGACTTCTTGCCGAGTGACTTTCCCAAGATTTCACCAATTTTAACAATTGCACTTGTCATTATATCCATTGGTAAATCTTTATTTTCTGTTAATACAGGTTCTCCCTTATCATTTAAAATCATTGTTTTAATTAACTTGTGTAAATTTTCAAATTCACTATTACTACGTAAATTAAAAAAATCAAAGTATATGTTCATACTTACAATATCATAAGCATAAAATGTAATTGGTTCCCCATATTCTTCTACTAGATTTTCATCATCTAATATTACTTCTATTAGTTTTGGGGTATGTGCGAATTTCTCTATGTTCATTTGTTTCTCCTGTTTAAATTGTTAATTTGATATTGTATTTATTCTAGTTCTATATCATCTAATAGTTGATTTAATAATGCAATTCTAAATGCTTGTTTTGCTTTTAATTGCTTTATTGTTGCTTGCATATTATCAAGCATTGGCATCATTTTTGCCTCATCAGCAAGAAGGCTTCTAAGTTTTTCTTCATTAGTTTTTAACCATACTGAATTTTGTTGATTCATTTGTTTTCCTTAATTTATTAAAAAAAGGGATACCTTTTGAGTATCCCTTTATTATTGATTTTGTTAAATCAATTAAGCACCGACTACACCACTTGTGAAACTGCCGTCAACAGCAATCTCTAAAGGTGTTACCCATACAGGTTGTGTTGGGCTAGTCTTTGGTGCCAAGTTAGTAATGAAACCAGTACCGCTATAATAGTATGCTCCATTTGCGGATCCGTTCCAATCAACTTGGAAGTCTAACGAGTTTTTGTTTGTAGACAAAACTGCGATACCATAAAATGCGGCAGTGTTTGCTGTTGCATTTGCGTTACCGAAGTAAGCAATATCATCAACAACTACGTTAGTTCCGATTTTATTATCTGCAGGTGTGCTCAACTTACGTTGATCTACATCAGTGAAATCAGTATAAGCATAAACGCCTGTACTGTTAGTGATTGTCAAATCTTGCACAAATGGTATTGTGATAGATGTTGACGTATTGGCTAGGTTTGAACCTGATAAACCAATTGTAATTACAGGTTGTGTGCCCTGTGTGTTTGTTGCTATGCGTGCCATGTTTGTTCTCCTTGTGTTTGGCGTTATTGAAATTCAAGTCTTGTTAATCTAAATGTCCAGGTATATCGTTCACGTTGTGTTCCATAATTTAACACTTCTGCATAGTCACGTTCAAAGTAACCATTTAGAAAAGGTACATCAGTTCCAGGATAATTTTCAGTAACTAAGTTATTGACCATATCACGAACACGACCCAAATTAGGATCTGTTTGAAAACTTATATACGCAATGTAAAATTCATCAGTAGCGTTGTAGATATTACTTCCAGTTGTTACACCTAATTGATTTGGAACTCTATTAGTTGTAACAATACTAGAAATATAAATGCCGTAACGAACAATATCTGTATCACTTGCGAACTCAGTAAAGATTGGTACATTCCAACTTTTTGGAATATAATATTGTAACATCTTTATGATTTCTTGCTGAGTGATATAAGGATCGTTCCTATTTGTCACGAACATTAAAAAAATCTCCTATCGCCATTGAAATAATCAACGTCTGCGACCCAATTTTCTTCTAGTTTTGTAGCAGGACCATTTGGTGAATTGCCATATAAGTCATAGAAGTTCATTAACTCCAATGCTTTTATCCATTCACGGTCACAACGATCTTTTGCAAAATCGTAGTTCATCTTGTCTACATCGTTCATGTTTGAAACTTCAGTAACTAAACTTTCATAGAACACTAGCACGGCACCAAAAGTATCTAAACGAATCAATGTCTGGTCATTCTTCATAAGTTGACTAGGATTGAAACTAGATATTAAGGCACCGTTTGGAAGATTGGTATAATAGTAAGCACCAAGAACAGTGTCACAATATTTGTTCCACCATCCAAACTCTAATTTATAAAGCCACTCTTGTGAAGCAACTTTAAAATATGGAGCCCAATTAATTCCTAATGCAGCCGCTCTACGCTCCGCTGCCGGATCATAGAACGCAATATCTTCTGCTGTTGCATTTGAAATTCTTTGATATGGTACTGACATATTATATTTCCTAAACTATTTTAATATTAAGCATCTTGTAGAATGTTAATTGCGCCACCACGACGTTGATCACCAACACCAGCACCGAAGTAACCTACGCCAGTTAGCCAGTTTTGTAATCCACCTGGTACTTCACCAATCTTGATTTGTAGTCCTTCTTTCATAACAGTGTACATAGCACCGTCACCGAAATAAGCACCAACCAATACTGGAAGACTTGCTTCACCAACTACTGTACGAGTTGTTGCTTGCAAGAATGATGTGAACATAACCATACAGCCATAAACGTTTTCAATCTTACCAGTAGATAACAATTCGTTACCTAATGCTGATAGATTACTACCACCGCTTGATGGACCAGATACGGCAGCACCAGTCAACTCAGCAAGTAAACGATTCAAACTAGAACCAACTTGATCGCCAGTATAATCTTCTTGAGTTTGTGCATTACCATTACTGTCTAATACAACAACCGGTGATCCAGGCATACGAGCAACTTTGAACTGTTGCTTAGCCAAACGAATAGCACCTAAGATGCTGTTAGTTGTAAAGCCTTCTGTCCATGTACCGCTTGTGTTTGTTGCTCCAAGAATTTCTAATGCACCTAATTGCAAGACACGAGTAAATCCGTCTGCACTTGTTGCATAGTATGTGTTGCCTGGAGTTGCTTTGAAGCCAGTTGTAGAACCTACTTCACCTTCAGCAATTGCATTACCGATGAAACCACCTGTAACACGTTGATCAACTTTTTCAGCGAAACTGTCACCAAGTTCAGCACCTAATGTAGCTGCTAATTGGAAACTAGTAGTCCAGCCGTAAAAAATGTCGAAGGCCGTTTGGCTAACGGCCGGACTGGCCGTTACGTTAGTTTGTGTTAATGAAGGGTTCTGAACCACTGCATTACCTGTACCATAAGTACCACCAGTGCCATTAGCATTGTAGTCTTGATACGTGATAGGTGCAAAGTTAGGAACTAAAAATTGGTTGCCTTGTGTAGGGGCAACAACGTTAGTCATGTTAACTAGACCTTGAGATTCGTGCATAGCACGTAGAGCGAAATTTGCGATTGCGAAAGTGAAACCATTAGATTCACCGTGAGCACCACCGAGTACATAAGCCATTTTATATTTCCTTTAATGTTGGCAATCAGAGTATTTTTTGTCCAGCAAAGTTACTTGTTGCTGATACAGTAAGACCTTTCAAACCAACGTTCTTGCCTAAGCCATTACGTTGTGCCCACTGATTAAATGCAGCTGGGTCTTTTGAATAGTCGGGCACTGAGTCTTCGGGTGCACCAGCAAAATTACCTTGTCCAGGACGTAAGCCTGATCCAGAATTAGTATTACTCTGTTTTAATAGTTTAGGATTACCCTGCGCTATTTCTTGAACTAATCCCTGGATTGTAAGGGGACTGCCATCCATACCATAACGTTCCTGACCTTTATTATTGAGTATGCTGTAGGTTCCATCAGTATTCCATTGAATATTGCTTTTGACCTTGCTTAATGCATAATCAGTTAAGTCACTATCAAATCTATCACCCATAGCACGTTGAATGTCTGCATCTAGTTCCTTCTCACGAATCATTTGGTCTTTACGAGCCAAGTCTTGTTGAAGTCTACTAAATTGTTCACTCAAGTCATTTGTAGTAACACGACCTGAACGTTGAGTTTCCTCAACTTGTTGTTGTGATTGGCTAGAAGCCTGACCTTGTTGAGCACTTGTTCTTGCAATGAAACTTAACGCCGATTCAACTGATTCAAAATTTTGACCTGAAGCATTGCTTAAGGCGTTTAATATTGAACTAGTAGTGCTTTTACGAATAGCACCTGCATTCACTTGTTGCTCTTGACCTTCTTGATTTGCATCTGACTGGATCGTAGTCTGGCTATCGTTGCCAACGAAAATATTGTCCATGTTATTTGTTTCCTTAGTTATAACGTAACAAACGAGTTGTCTGTAATGTATTTATACTGTCTTACCTTCCAGTGTTTAATCCAGCAAGTTGTACTGCTACTGCTTGCTGTGTATAATAACTTTGTGCCATTGGAGTTACTGGTGTGCCAACTCCACCTAACAATGATTGATTGCCTGGCTTATAGAAGTTTGCCTTTGCTTCACCTTGTGGATTACTTGAACCATCACTTTCAAGATATAGTTCAGTATCATCAACACCAATAGGTATAGAACCAGTATCAGTTATGAATACTTCTTGATCTTCATCAGTCATCAATTGTTTAACTGTACTATCTTGTAAGCCGTCAACATATGCCTGTTGATATTCTGGTATATCTTCTGCTGGTGCTAACATGCCAATGATTTCTCTAGTAATTAAACTCTTAATTATTTCATTGTCACCAACTAATTGATTTGCTTGTGTGATTAAAGCCATTCTATAATTTGTATCATGTGCTTCATAATCTGTGTTGTAACTAATTTGTCCTGCCCAACGCATATCCATAAATCGTGCGGCATAGGTCATAATAAGACCTTCTGTGACTTCCATTAATCTTGCTTTTGATTTTGCTGTTCTATGTAATTGTTTGCGTTCTTCAATAATTGAAATGCCCGATGCGACTTGGTTTTTACTTTGTCTTAATCCACCTAAGCCAGTTAATGCTTCAATCTGTTCTAATATATCTTGTTGTGCTTTGATAATTTTATCAACATCACCTGTATCAATTGATATTGCTTCTACTTGACCTTGTTGAGCACGAACGATTGCTCCTGCATGAACTGGAATACTAATGCCCTTGTCGGCACGAACAATTGTATGTGCAAATTGTAATGCTGTATATTTTTCGCATTCTAATTTATAATGTTCACGTTGAGCATCACTTGCACTATCAATATCACTTACTCCAACATCAAATGTTCTTGGATCTTTGCGACCATATGCAATGAATACTGGTATGCTCATGCCTGGAGGAAATGTTCCTGTAGCAATCATTCGTGCTTCACTATCCATTAAATTACTTTCTTGTACACTCTTTGGTACTTCAAAACTTTCCCAGTAACTTGGTGTTGAACTTGTGCCAAGATGATAACATTTTACATAATAGCAATGTTCATCTTCCATTTCTTTTACTTTAACATATTTGAGCATTGGTCTTCCACCATACCAATCAAATTCCCAATCCCAAACATCTAATGGATTAATTGCACAAACATATGGACGACCTAAGTTGCCTTCATTTTCTTGAGGCATATCCACTATGACCCAACAATGACCAAAGATACTTGTTAAGTCACCTACTTGTTCCATGAAACTTGTGATACTTCGTGTTTGTAAATCACAATCATTAACAAACAAATCTATCCATTCACAATTGTCTGGATTAATATATTGTCCACTTGGTGTTGCAAACTTTAAGTTTCGTTTAACTCCTGGCTCAAACAATACATCATTAATTGTATCAACAATATAACGACAAACAGGTTGTGCTACAGTATTTTTAACAAGATCGTTCCATAAAACACTATCTTCGCTTGGGCGTTTTTTACGAACATCTTGTTTGAAAACATATCCTCCAAGATAAGCGTTTTGATAATTTAACATCTGCATATAAATGGCAGAATAAACAGTACTTCTTTGTAATAGTGATGAGTTCTTCATTAGTGTTTCTCTAAATTGATTTTCGGGATAATGTATTTATACTTTGTGTTTACAGTTATCGTTGTGCCAGCGAGTTATTAATTGTGTTGCACATGTTTTACCACAATGAACACAAGTTCCTGTTGGTTGTTTTTGTCCTAGTCGTGCAGGATGAGTTGGAGTTGACCCCCAAAATCTTTGTGTTCCTCTAGCCATAATTGTGTTAGTAATATCTTGTCTTGTTCCAATAATCAAATGATTAGGATTTATGCATGTTTTAGTTGTGCATGTATGACAAACATATTCACCCTGTTTTACTTTAACATTGTTATGTAATTCATAACTTACTTTATGTACCGTACGCATTTTATCTTGGTCACGCATAAATCCATAACCAATGTTGTTCTTACTTAGTTTCCATTCCCAACAATCATCTGGTCCACCAACATCAGTGCCATCTAATAATCGTTGAAATAAATTTCTTGAGCCTTTAGTTCTTGCCATTAATACACCATATAATCTTTTTCTTCAGTGCCATTCATAATCTCTTCCCAACTTGGTCCACCTGGATATAATGGGCTTTCAGGCATATACTGTCTACCTGGCTGTGTCATTGCTTGGTACTTACTATCCATTCCAATATATTCTGCTAAGCCTAAACTATCATGGGTGATTGGGAATAGATGATGAATGCCATAACGAATACAATCACCTAAGCCATCAATGTGAGCATACTTTTGTTCTGTATACTTTACTAACTGTTTACGACTTGCATCTTCATAATGATATGTTTGTAATGCTTCAAGCAATAGTGTATCGTCTTTTTTAACAACTAATCCACCTCTTGCAATAAACGCATTGCTTGTGTTATCTGTATCAGTAATTAATGGATTACTCTTTCTTGTGTTTACAATTGTAAAGCCATACTTCTCCATAATTGTTCTATCAGTAATACCAAATGGGCTTGTTGTATCTCTATTCAATTGTGTTCCACTCATGTCAATAATACTATTGATTCTTCGTTTTGGAAAGTCATCACGAATTGCTTGACAGATACCTTCTGTGCCACAATCGGGTATTGCATAACTTTTTAATATTTCAATCGTGCCATTTTTATCGCCAGCTTTTTTAACTTGAGCAACAGTTGCACACATAACTCTTTTATTAAAATCATGGAAACTATATAAGTCATAATTAAGATCCTTAACTTCATTACAATATTTGTTTTTGTCCCATGCATAATAAAATTGGTCTGCTACATTTTCAAAACTACACATGTAATCTTGTTGAAACTTTAATGGACTTATGATTCGTTTTTGTTCTTCAATAAAGTTTCTGTTACCACTACGCATTTCTAAATAATTATAATGACGAACAATATATTTTTCAGGGTTTTCTTTTGCTAACCTGAATAATTCATATAATGGACCAGCACCATTAGGCGTACTGATAATAATCATGCGACCTGCTGTGTCTGGTTGTCCTACTTTAGGTCTTAAACGATTTGTAATTTCTTGTAGTGTATCTCTAGTATATAAACTTGCCTCATCTGCTACCCATACTCCAACGTTTAAGCCTCTTAAGTTTTCACGTTGTTCAGCACTTTTGCAACGGATGAAAACGCCATTAGGGAATTTAATTGTGAGTTCACTGTTATTGATATCCTTGCCATCTCCTAGACCGAAATATTCAATACAACTTTTCTTCAGTGGTTCCCAAATTAAACTTTTAATCATTGCACCTGTTGGAGCACTATAGATTATATCTTTTCCCTTGTGATAGCGAGGGTCCGTTGCAAAAATAGGCAAAGCAATACTTGCTAAGAATGTTTTTCCACTACCAACAGGCACTATGTCTACACTATGCTTGTCAGTAGTGAGCCAATCTTTGAGGATAGTGTTTTGCTCACCATATAAGGGAATATCAATGTGTCGTTGGTTGCTCATTTGACCAATCAGTTAATTCAACTTGAGGAAAATTAAAACTTGCGCCAATTGTTTGTCCATTGCTTGTAACATCAACTTCTTGTTTGTCTGCAACTACTTTGTTTAAAAACATCTGTTGGTATTTTTGAATTAAATGTGTGTCGCCACTAACTCTTGCTTTATAATAATCTTCTGCAAGACCTTCAGCAAATGGCTTATCAATTTTTTCTATTGCTTGTAATATAGTTAATCCACTTAATTTTTGTGTGCTTCCTAATTTTCTTCCACAACCAGGTCTTGCACCACCTCTTTTCTTTTTTATAGGTGTTTCAATTTTTTCTAATTCAAATAGTTCTTGCATATTATCATTAACCAATTGTTGTTTACTCATTATGTTCCTAAACGTGTTTCAATTAATTCCATCAATACATTATATTGATGATGTTCACTTGCTTCTAATTTTAAACGATCTTTTAATATTGTTAGTGTTTCATTTGGACTTTTTTTAATCATGTCAACAAACACACGAACTATATTTGGATTATTCAATCTTGTGTGTAATGTTTCATCTAAACTATTATTCATTCTTTGTTCCCTCTAACTCACTAATCAGTTCACTAATTATAGTATAATGATTTGGTTCGTGATCTGTTGCTGAATTAGTAAACCAAGAAACATATTTGTCAAACTGTTTCTTACTTGCACCAATCAAGTAATCACTATCTTTATCAATCCATTCTTGTATGTCTTGTGGAATCATAAGTAAATCTTTTCATAATCGTTTTCATTATCATGTATGTCTAATCCATCCCATATAGTTTTATCTGTTTTATGTCTATACTTAAGTTGGCCAAATACTGTTAAGATACTTTGATTCTCGTCTGACCATTTCATTATAAGTTCGTTCATTCTTTCTTTACCAAACATAATTTGCATCTGTGTTTTACAATCTTCTGCACTTGGGTTAATATCAAATTTACTTCCTTGAATTGTATTCATAAACTCAATGCATTGGTCTATCTCATATTCGTTCATGTATTTTGAAAGTTCAACAGTCATCCTATCAAAGTTTTTGATATCATGTGTTGGTGGTCTGTCAAGTAATGTTTTTCTTTTGTTCATTGTATTGTATGTATTGTTACTAAATCAATAGAGTCGTTGATTTGGTTATTGATACCATCTATTGCCGCTTGTTTTAAGGCTTCTTCTTTTAATCTATGTTCAAAGTCTAATGCCCCTAAAAATTGGTAGATAGAATGCATTCCTAAAATCTTTAATTCAAATATATCTAAATCTTCTTTTGTGAAGGCACTTTTATCTATTTCTAATAGATTATCATAGTTCTTTTGAATATCATCCATTAATGGTTTTATATTAACCCAGACATGTCCATCAGTTCTACGTTCAAGTTTATAAGTATTTTTCATTTGTTCTGTTTGTTAATTGGTTCTTTATATCCACTAGCATGTATAGCCACAGCCTGAGCCTCTGCCTCTTTAATTGTTTTATATAGTTTACCATGTGTCCCATATCTATAATATGGTTGGTTATTTTTCATAACTCTTTGTATTGGCACAAATTCCTCAACTTTCTTATCAATTGATATAGTATTTATTCTACTACATAAATTTTTATGTTTTTCTAATACAAGTGGGTCACTCATAGTACTATCACAACTTTGACAGCGATAGCCTAAATGCACCCATTGATTTTGTTTAAAAGCAAATATTTTATTAAATTTTACTGGGGGTTTTTCTTCTATATTGTTTAATGTTCTTAATTTTCTTAGTTGACCTTTATTAATTCTGTTGATTTGTTTTTCAATAAACAAAATCTTATTTTTACTTCTGGGTCCTGGACTTACAATTTGTTCCCAATTATCATTTTGTTTGTAGGAGATTTTTTTCTTGTGCATCTATTTTTTTCTTTTTCTGATGACCTAGACTCATATTTTGTCTATGTTCTAGACTTTTCTTTTTTCCCTTATGGCTATTAGACATTTTCTCTTTACAACTTTGACTTTTTGGAACGCCAAGACAGGCTTTTCTAACACCAGTAACTAAGTTGTTATATGCTTGTTCATTAAGTTTTCCAGTACCTCTTGTCCATTTTGTAAATCCATTTTCATTTATTGTTTCAGGAGTTTCTGTAAGTTCAAACTGTTTTATAATTTTTACATTATTTTGGTCAAAACGATGGTATCTCATATACTTTTTCTGTTTCATGTATCTATTTAATATTTTTATATAGTATTTGATTTTTATTGTTTGTTTATCAG